TGCAGTAACCGCAGCCACCGCCACTGGGATTGGCGCTGTCGGCACCACTTCGGGGCTTGCTGCTACCTCACTCAGTCTTGTCGGACCAGCTTCCGTACCAGCCGCCGCTGGGATTGGCGCTGTCGGCACCTCTTCAGGGTTCGCCGTTGGACCCACCTTGGCATTTGGCGCAGCCGCGCTGATGGTTGGCGGCGGCGTTCTTTTAGCCGGTATTGGACTGGCTTTGTTCGTTGGATCACTTAGTTTATTAAGCGTGCCTCAAATGCTCGGCGCTGCCGCTGCTTTGCTCGCCATCGGCGTAGCCGCCTTCTTTGTATTGCCGGGGTTCTTAGCCTTGGGATCCTTCTTTTTATCTCCGATGGGATTAGCTATGGGAATAGGCTTTGCCGCGCTCGCTGCGTCTGCCATGATGATAGGAACCGCCTTTGCCTTGATTGGCACAGGTGTCGGAGCCGCCGCTAACGGAGTTGCAAACCTTGTTAGCTCTATGACAGGGCTTGTCGGTGTTGGACTTTCTGGTGCTCTTGCGCTCTCACTAATGGCAGAAGCAATAAACGAGATAGAGACAGACAAAGCCGTTACGTTTAGTATGACCATGAGAGAGTCAGCTAGATTTATTGAAGCCATTGCAGCGATGGGCACCTCCCCCAATCAAGCAATCGCATTCATGGGCGGAGGCTCCGGAGGCGGCGGAGGACCTACGATTGTAAATGTTCAGAGTGAGATCAAGGGGGACATGAGAAAACTTTTCGATATTATTGATTCGCGAATAGAACAGAAGGTGAATAAATGATAAATTTAAGTAAATTACTACTTACTTGTGAGGAGGTTTTGGGCAATGCCAATATGGACTAGAAAACCAGACGCTACTGATGGGTACGCTACACAAGGTAAAGCGCTTACATTTATGCATGTGCCCACAGGCAAAGAAGTCTCTTTCAAGGCGTTCCTGACTGAATACTCGGAATCATTCCAAACCAATTGGAACACTACCGAGGTCTATGGTCGTAACGACGCGATTCAAACCTTTAAGGGCACTCAAAGGTCAATAAGTTTGGGATTTACGCTTCCCGCTGGTGATGTAGCTGAGTCTTATTTAAATTTGGATAAATGTTCTCTGCTTGCAAGAATGCTCTATCCGTCCTATGAATCGGAAGGCGGTGCATCATCGATTGCCAAAGCTCCTCTCATGAGATTAAAATTTTTAAACTTAATCACAAAGGGATTTGCATTAGGGTCCGTATCTGAGACGGGTCTACTGGGGACCGTTAAAGGGTTTACTTTTTCACCTGATATTGATGCAGGATTCATTGACTGGTCAAACGACCTTAACCCCGGCGGACTAGCGCCTAAAGTTATAAAGGTATCTTGTGAGTTTACTGTGTTGCACGAAGAAGAGCTTGGCTGGAATTTGGATAATGACTGGCGAGGTGACAAAAGCGAAGGCGGTAGTGTCTTCCCTTTCACTTCAGCACCCACTTACCAAGGTGTACTTGCCCCCATAGCGGAGTTATATAATGATTTTTATGAATACGATGATCCAGACGCAGCCGCCGACGCGGATGAGGTTTTATAATGGGAATAAGATACGATAGCAGACCAAAAAGAACCAATTCGGATTCACTATATGATAACTACTTTGAGAAAAAGGGTGTAAAGCAAATTAGGCAATATAGAACCCCAGTCTTTAGAGAGCTTACTACGGCGATGAGGCGTCAATTGTCGAGAAATAAGCACATTTGGAAGATTGGGGACAATTATGCGAAGCTCGCTCATCAACACTATGGAGACCCAAAATTGTGGTGGGTTATTGGTTGGTATAATAGAAAGCCTTCTGACGCACTTTTAAAAGTTGGCGATACAATAAGAATACCTCAGCCGGTTGGAAAAATATTAGAGTTTTTTGGAGTATAACATATGCCTGAACCAAAAGATAGCCCCGACAATAATAGTGGTGCTGATGCTACTTCTACGGAAGAAACGCCACCAAACTTTGATGATATGTCGGCATCCCGTCAAAAGACAGTTATGCAGTCTTTTCTGCTTTATAACATTTCCTCTTTTGCTGAGCGCTCGGCAATCCTGACCCCAAAGAGGTATACGGACACGGTGTGGGGAGAAGCGGCGGGCAAGCCATCATATGCCAAATTATTAAGACTAGAAGGACCCCCTACAGGGATCATCAACAAGCTCACGATGGCTTCAGGATCTTCTGAATTTATTGAAATGAAGCCTCACGAAATATCCAATCTTGTTCCTATGATAAGAATGTATAAGATCTTATATAATGATGATGGTGATGTAGAGCAACAGGTCGAGTTTCAATTTCCGACTCGAATGGATAAAACGCCCGGTCCGAGCGTGGTACCCGGTGCGCCCGCCCCCGGCGAAAACTATGTTGCTGGACCCCACGTTAGTATGCTGGAAGACTCAACTAGCACCGGAGTTGGTATAAAATCATTTGACTACCAGTTTATAGGCTCGAACCCGGCAACAGTTAGAAATGATATTAAAGCAAAGATGGTTTTATATTTCCAAAGTTTTGCAGAACTGTTAAGGCTCAGGCATTCAGACGATGGGTTCCCTTATGCTTATATTGATCTCTTTTCTCGTTCTCGAAAGTTAAAAGCCGGAGAAAATCCCGAACACAGTCCCCTGTCCGAAGCGACCCTTTCCACAGTGAATGAAGCTAGTTTTGGTATCACGCCAGCCAAGATGATAGAGTGTGATATACCAAACTATATCCCTAAGCGAAGCATATATGATCCAATAGATTTTGAGATGAAAGTAGCAGTCGGGTGGGCAGATCCAACAACTACAAATGGTACGATAGAGAGTGATGTAGCAAGAGAAGCTGGCAAGAATGCAAATTATGCCATGTTCCTAACATTGGTCGATCATGGGTTTGATTTTGAAGACGATGGGACTTTTACGCTAACCTTGAATTATCGTGCTAGAACTGGCGCTATGTTGTCGGATAATGGGGCAGACGTGCTCGATTTAGAAACTGAAATATATGACCTACCACCGTTGAAGGATATGGCTGGAGGAGCGACCTTTACAAGTTTTATGAAATTTTATAACCCAAGCGCTGGCGGATTCATGAACTGGGATAATGTGGCAAATGGCGGAACTGCCAAAGAGATAGCAGCGGCTTTTAAATATTTTATCTTCTTAGCAGAAGCATGTTGTGATGACGAAGCTCTAAAAACAGCCAAAGAGGGTCTTACAAATTTTTATGATTTTATGAGAAGTATGAAATACATGCAGTTTACTAATGATATGATGACTGCGAATGCACTGCACACCGTCTCTATTGATGGAGAAATGTTTAAAAATTTTGTAGCTAAAAAGCCCCAAGCAGACAGGGGGCAAATATCTACTCAACAGCTTGAAGAAGGAGGGACAATCTCTGAAACTGAGTTCAAAGACTTTACTGGAAATGAACTTGGGATGCAAGAGATTGTTGGTTTACAGCTTGGAGGAGGCATACAAGATGCTTGGAAATCAAAAAATGTTATGGAAAAAGAGATAGAGTTAGGTGATGCTGAGGTGGTAAATATAAAATATGTATATTTAGGAGATATCGTAGAGGTAATGACACGAAGGGCTATGGACGCGCTCCAAGCCAAAGGCTTATCTAAACAGGAATCAAATAAGGTAAAGGTCCTACTTGGGAATGTTGATATTGCAAACCCCATAACTGGTCAGCCGGATAGAAGAATTAATGTAGCAGATATCCCGATAGCTTTTGAGACTTTTAGACTCTTTTGGCACAAAAAAGTGATTGAATCGAGAAGAAATACATATCCTTTGATGAATTTCCTAAGAGACGTGATAAAATTTACTGTACATAATGTCCTCAATAACCCGTGGGTAGAAAATGATGATCAAAAATCCCAACGCCTTATTCTGCGAGCAGCAACTATAAGTTTGCCAGCCATGAGCGATGGAACTGATCCGCTTGAAGATTGGATGTCTAATCATGATATCTTATCTAATACCACAGCAGGATCATCGCCCATTAGATATGGGGATGTTGTTTATGATACTACTTACCTCAAAATGAGAACCGTTGATCTTGCTGCTGTCACCGCCAATGACCCACTTTCTTTTCAAAAATCAAATGTTGATGCAAAAGAGTTGTATAATTATATTATTTTGTATTTGGAGAACGGCAGTTTAACATATATGAATAAGAGCAGTATACCAGAGGGTTCAACAAGAAAAGAATATGATAAAACGATTGGGATACATCATTTTGGATTTGGCGAAGATCGTGGCATTCTTAAAACAGCTAAATTTTCCAAAACAGATCAACCTTACTTGAGAGAAGCAAGATACGCCTCGCACAGAGGGTTTTCCCCTTTTGATCAATTATCTAGTGTTTACGATGTTGAAGTTACAACTTTTGGAGCGCCATTCTATTATCCCGGTCAGTATATCTGGATTGAGCCTAGAGGGTTAGGGTATTCAGATGACACCAGCTATCGAGTTGGTTCACCTGATGTTGGCAGAAATATTGATGGAAGCCCCGGCTCAATAGCTTATGAAATGGGTCTTGGTGGCTACCATATTATAACTGAAGTTGGAGGCTATCTAGAAGATGGCAAATATGAAACCAAGATAAAATGTCGTTACGATAATAGTGGGGCAGACCGTGGCGAAAGAGTGGGGTATGGCTCGCAAGACGAAGACGAAAAATGCCCTGCACCCGAGCCGGTAGGTATTATGGGCGCTTTATTTGGGTAGAGGGATAAGATATGGCTAGAAAATTTAATGCAAAAAATACTAATAAATCTGCTTCTGATCTTTTCTATAAAAGAGTGGCTTACAAGTTTCATTCTTTTAAGGACCCTAGCGGGAACATCTCTAATAGTAAAATGGTTAAAGATTTTTGGCAATTTGAGAACCTACTATATGGAAGAATCGATGTTGAACAAAGCATTGTCATGCCAAACAGGGGTCTCCTAAAAAGACTTCCGTCCAAAACGGGAAAAACTTTTTATGCTTTTGATTTCGTTGTTGATGCCTTTTCTAATTTAGCTAAGGTAGCTCAAATGAGAGTACAAGACGGTGCGCTGCCTCTTGGTAATCTGGACGGATCTGAGGAGCCATATATTGGTCCTTATGAAGTGGAAAGAGGCTACAATGATTTACATTCGGACTATGCCGAGTATGTTGAAAAAATGTTCGACATTTTTTACGAAATTTACCTTGTCCAAAGAGGAAAGATTGATGAAATTTATAACTTTGATAATTTTGTAGAAATTTTTATGGAATTTGTTCGCGTGGGGTTGTCTTCTAACCTTCCTTTTTGTAGGTCATCTTATTCTTTGTCAAAAATGGGGTCTATACTGAACACGGGGCTTGTAATTGAAATAGCAAACTTGGATCATGGCAATGATGAAGATAAGCAGCAGTTTTTCCTCGACAACAGAAGGCTTGAATTCCATAAAAATTTAGCAGCAGAATATGGCTTCTTTGTCGACAAGAACGCGCCTTGGAGATTTGTTGCAAACTTAGAGTCATCTCAAATGAAAGAATACATTAAAAATAGGTATCCCGAATATACAGACTTAAATAGTTTTTTTGAAAAGTATTATGAAAAGGCAGTTTATAGTGATATCATAGCTTTAAGGGTTTTATTAACCAAACTATACAATCAGACCGTCATAAAAAAGCCAATTTCCAAGATTCCCTATCAAGAAAATGGATGTATACGCTACAAGATAATTCAAAGAGAAAGGCTGAGAAGCGACCAGATGGAAGAATATGGAGATGCGTATTGGATCGAAAGATATATCAAGCTTAAAAATATTGAAAGTAGTCTAAACTTCAGTGATGCAGAGGAAGAAAAAATTATAAATTATAGCCTTGATCTTTTAAAAGGGGTTGACTTTGATAAGGCAATGAGTTATATTGATTATAAGTTTAGAGGGTTGGTTGCAGTGCCAACTTCTTATCAATTTAATGAATTGGTGAACGCTCTGACATCAGATAGAAAATACACTTCGCAAGAAGTAGAAGACATCATCAATATTGTTGGTCGCTCAGAAAATACTAAACTCTATTAAGCGGAGATCGTGTGCTATTTCAAACTCTAGATAATAAGCAAGAGTGTGTGGGGGTTTATCGCGATGGAACATTACTATTTGGCGAAGATGGAATGCGCAAGGTTCAAGGCGGAAAACTCACTTGGTCATACTCCCCTTACTTGGAAGGACTCGACGCTGAGTATGCTTATCTTTATTGTGGGGTTGGGCTTGATGTGGTTTGCCCTGAACATCTTCGTGCCGACTGGCAATTTGTAAATTCTAAGCTTCAAGCTTTCGTGAGATCTTTTATCGAGGCTAAGGTATCTTTGGATGATAATTGTTTTTTTGATTTGGTGCCAGAGTCTTTTCTTAAAGACTACTGTTACATGAAAGATCAGATTTGTAAGTTTGTGTTTGAAAGTTATGACAGACCCGACAACTATGACCATCTTTTGGCGACCACTAAATTGCTTCACAAGTTGTCTTTTCAAAAACTTAATTTAAACTGGTCAAATATGCGAAGTCAAATACATCGACAATCAATTCGCAATCAGATTAAAAAATTGAAAGAGGTCTCCCCATATTGCAAATATAATTTGTTTGGGACGAAGACAGGGAGGCTCACAACAAAAAAGAATAGCTTTCCTATCTTAACCGTAGCAAAAGAAATGCGTCCAGTTATTCAGCCTGAAAGGGACATTTTTGTCAGTTTTGACTTCAATGGTGCGGAATTGAGAACTTTACTTGCTCTGGGGGGGTCTGAGCAGCCTCTGGAGGACATTCATGAGTGGAACAGGGTCAATGTATACCGCGAAACAGGGAGCCGAGAAGAGGCTAAAAAACGTCTTTTTTCTTGGCTTTATAATCCCGGTTCAAAGGACCAAATGGCAAACAAATTCTATGACCGAGATAGTTTGGTGAAAAAGAATTGGGACGGCACACATGTTAGCACCCCATACGGGCGGAGGATCGAGGTTGACAAGAGAAAAGCGCTAAATTATCTGATTCAGAGCACAACGTCAGATATGGTATTGGAACAGGCTGTCAAATTAGATTGTTTTTTAAAAAAATATAAGTCTCGAATTGCCTTTATCATTCACGATGAGGTGATTATAGATGTAGATAAGGAAGAGACACACTTGCTGCCACAAATGGAAAAAATCTTTGCCGATACTAGATTTGGAACTTATGTGGTTGGTTCGAAAGAAGGTTCCGATTACGGCGTTGCAGCCTAATTAGAGATGGGAGAAAAGAACAATGGAATACACACAAGCATGGAAGAGCTTCCTCAGCGAGGGAGGCATAAAATCTACCAAAACAGACGCTCGATTGACCCCAAAATTGGTTATTCAAGCCATAGACGTATATAAAAGGGTTTTGGCAGACTTTAATCAGTGGCTAGAGAGGGAAAATCAACTAAAAGTAAGACCAGTACGACCTGTTGGGTCAGTTTCCTATGCCCAACGCGATCTGCAAGACGGCACTGATGTCATATATGGGGATGTGGATTACTTGGTCGAATTTCCAGCACCACCATCCGATGGGAAAGAGTACACAGAGGCTCGTAAAGATGAAAATGCGATGAAACGTAAATATCGCAAGCTTTTTACGTCATTTTTGAATTCTGAGATGGTCACGCCAGAGGTGGATATTTATGAGACTCTAGCAGAAAATTCCGACCCTTTTATGGTGATCTTAGAGGCTCATCCCGGCTTGTTGGTTCAGGTCGATACAATTATGACTTTTCCCGATTATGCCGATTGGATTTCAACTCGCTACACTCCAGAGCGCGGAATCAAAGGATACACGATTGGAAAACTCTATAAAGCTTTGGGAGATATATTCCCTGTAACGATTGGTACAGAGGGGGTTGTAGCACGGAAGAGAGGTGGGCAGTTAGTAACCGGCAAAGTTCGAAAAGGCGTCGAGTTAGAGATTGTCAGCAAGAGCCCGAAAACATTTTTACAAGACATCGCCAACTATGTAGTAGAAGGGGATAATGTTGAAATTCATCCAGAATTGCAGAAGTACAGAGGAATGACTGGTGAAATAACTCTCCGCAAGCTTGCACAGGGTATCCGAGGTTTGGCACTCACATTAGAGCTTAATAAATATATGAGTGCTTCCGACTTTTTAGCTAAAGTTCTTACAAACTATAAGGAAGGTTTGGAGGAGCACAAAACAAGAACAACAAAAAGGATAGAAAATAAGATTTCTCAGTTGCAGGATTCGTCACAACGTGTTAAGTTAGAGAAGAAGATTAAAGAGATTGGCGAAATCAATGCAAGGGCGTTGAAGGCGGTAACTCCAGAATTGAGGAATTAATGAACGTTGTTGGTTTGGGTAGTGCTGGATGCACGATTGCTGATGCCTTAGATGAATATCCACAGTATAATATTTATAAGATTGATTCTGTCACTGAAGGTGATTTTGACTTTGCGAGTGCTTACGAGGACTCTGGTGAGACCAACTTCTTTGGCATCGAGGAGAAGCAGCATCCCGAAGAATATGATGCTCCAATCCCTTTTATAAAAACTTTCCTTAAAGAAGTAGAGGGAGAGGTAACCTTTATTGTTTCAGGGGGTGCCAAGATATCTGGAGCATCGCTGGCGATCCTAGAACACCTTAGACATTGTAAAATTACAATTTTGTATATAAAGCCTAATTGTGATACAATAGAAGACCTGAAAGTAAAAATGCATTATGCCTGCTTTGGAGTTCTTCAGGAGTACGCGAGATCTGCCGTCTTTGAGAGGCTGATTGCTATAGACAACGACGTGGTAGAGGGCATACTGGGAGAAGTACCGATCATCGGATATCATGAAAAGCTAAATGAACTTATTATTTGGATATATCACATGCTTAATGTTCTTGCGAACTCTGAGCCGGTTATGGGCAAGATAAATAAAACTAAATCAACTTCGCGCATAAGCACCATTGGAACCGTTGATTTTGAAACTGGTGAAGAAAAAATGCTTTTTTCCCTTGACAATGTTCGAGAAAAAGGTTACTTTTATCTCTTGAAGAAGGAAGATCTAATATCGAGCGGCAACCTGTTAAAAAAAATAACACAGCAGGTTAAAGGCTTGGGAGAGGAAGACGCAAAATCTTCTTTTGCAATTTATTCTTCTGAATATGATCAAAATTTTGTTTTTTGTATGACTCACACACCATATATCCAAAGGGGGTAATAATGACAGGCTATCAAGCAACATTTACAAAGAAGGACGGTTCATCACGAGAAATTCGTTTTGTCCGTACCGACGACATGCCAGAGCAATGGTTTTCTAAGCATATTAAGGGCACTGGCAAGAAGAGAGTTCTTAAAGAAGGAAACGAACTTGTTTGGGACATTGAAAACAAGGGTTTCCGAGTTTTCAATTGGGAGACAATTCAGGGTGAAGTAAAAAAGTTTGACTTTTTACTTGACAGCACTGAGGATGCGTGATACATTGTATAACAGCAGAAGGGAATATTTGCCTTTCTGACTTTAACACTAATAGGAGAAAATAATGGGTATTAATCTAGAAAAAATGCGAGCTAAGCTCGCTTCATTGCAAAGTAAGGGTGGTAACAACAACTTTTGGAAGCCGCAGGACGGGGAGCAGACAATTCGTATTGTCCCTACCTCTGACGGCGATCCTTTCAAGGATTATTGGTTCCACTACAACCTAGGGAAGAATAATGGCTTCCTTAGTCCGAAGAAGAACTTCGGTGAGAATGACCCTCTTGATGATTTCATTCGCAACCTCTTTAATGAGGGGACCGAGGATAGCATCAAGATGGCTAAAAACCTCATGGCGCGGCAACGTTT